ACAAGTGATTATGGATACGAACAAGAAGAATTTGATTTAGAAACTTTCAGAGATTGTGTATGTATCGGTGGAGTAGATATGGCAGAAGCCTACGATTTAAATTGTCTTACACTGTTATTTAAAACACGTAATAAAGAAACGAATGATATAGATAAAAACTTCTACATCCATCAACATTATTGGATACCAGAAAACAAACTTAAAGACAGTAAAGATAAAATAGATTACAGAGAAATGGCAGACTTAGGATTGCTGACAATAGTAGATGGTTACGATGTTGATACTAAAATAATAGCAGATTATTTATTATCATTACAGACAACATATGGAATTATTCCAATGATTACTGGATTTGACCAAAAGTTTTCGCAAAGTTTTAAATCTGGAATGATGAATTGTGGCTATCCAGTGGAAGTTATACAGCAATCAGCAGAGATGCTAAATAATAGTATAAGATATACCGAGGCAGCTTTCATGAATGAAAAAATACAATACAATAATAATCCAATATTAAAATGGTGTATAGGTAATAGCTCTATTCTTCTAAATAATAAGCAACAAGCATTACTTATCAAGCAAAATAACGATTCTAAAAATAGAATAGATGGAATAGTGAGTTTGATTATCTGTATAGAGTCCTATCTACGACATAGAGATGAATTTAGTAACTATATAAAAGTTATAAAATAACACTGAAACATAATATAATCAATAGATAGACGTAAAAAAGTAAACAATTTTAAAAACAAAAAAGTAAACAAAAGGGAGGTGTAAATTGCTTGAGCATATGGCAAAATATTTTCAAGAAAAATGAAAACGTAACAAAGAACGTAAGTAATGACAGTGCATACACTGGATTTAATGGATTTAGCTACGCACAAAGTAATTACAACTCATTATCAAGTGTATTAGATATGGACTTAGTCAATCAATGTATAGAAAAAATACAAAATGAGGTATCAAAAATTACACCGCAACACACTCAATATAAAAATAATAGCTTAGTATCAGTCAATAGTGATATTCAAAGAATATTAAATAATCCTAATCCTAATATGACAATGTTTGATTTTCTTCAAAAGACAATCTATATATTATATAGCCGTAATAATTGCTTTCTGTATCCAATGTACGAGACGTATTACAAAGATGGAATACCATTGCAAAGATTATTAGGAATATATCCATTACAGCCAACGTCAGCAGAGTTCAGAGAAAAGGATGAAGAGTTATATATTAATTTATCATTTAATAATGGCACTAACTATACTTTCAAATATGCCGATATCATACATCTTAGACGTAGGTTCCGAGATAATGAAATGTTTGGTACTTATGACATTGAACCATTACTAAAAAATGCACAAATAAATAATGACTTAATTTCAAGTTTAAATAAGAGCATACAAGCCAGTTTAAGCGTTCAAGGAATTATTAATTATGGTACAGCATTGGCAAAAGATTCTATTACAAAAGATATAGCGTCATTTGAGGATAAATTAAAAAAGAGTCTTACTGGTATTTTTGGTATGGATAATCAATCCACATACACACCAATAACATCAAGTCCAAAAATTATAGATGCCGTTACATTAGAATTTATGAGTAAATTAGTAACTAATCATTATGGAGTATCTAAACCAATACTCGATACTACAACAACCAGAGAGCAATATGAGATGTGGCATACATTAACCATTAAACCGTTACTAGAACAATTCACACAAGCATTCACCAAGACATTATTCACTCAAAGAGAGTTAGCTCTTGGTAACAAAATAGAGTTTTACAACCTAACTAAGCTTAACTTTTTAGCTGGTGGAGAATTAAACGTAGCCGTAATAACATTAACTAATATTGGTGGAATAACTATTAATGAAGTTCGTGTGGCTTATGGATTACCTCCATTACCAGAAGAAATTGGCGGTAAAACAGTACAGAGTCTTAATTATGTAGACGCTGCACAAGCTAATGCATATCAATTAAGTTTAGATGCAAAAAAACCAACAGAGGAGGTAACACCAAATGCCTAAAATTTTAAGATTTTACGACAATATAAAATTCGAAACAAGAGAAGCGTTAAACGATGCTGGTAAAACAGTATATACAATATATGGACAACCTATTGTTTTTAACAGTAAAACAGATATCGGATATTTTGAGGAGACTATAGAATCAGCAGCATTATCAGATGTAAACAGTCTAAGAGATGTTCTATTGTTTATCAATCATAATGACAGAATGATACCTTTAGCAAGAAGTAGAAATAATACATCAGTTAGCACAATGAGATTAAGTGTAAATGAATTTGGCTTAAATTTTGAAGCTGATTTAGATGTTGAAAATAATACTGATGCTAAATCATTATATTCAGCAATCCAGAGACAAGATATTACTGGTATGTCCTTTGCATTTACAGTAACCACAGAGCGTTGGGAAAACTTAGACACTGATAAACCATTAAGAGTCATTGAAAAATTTGACCGAATTTATGAAGTTAGTGCAGTTAATTTCCCAGCATATGAAGCAACGAGTATAAATAATAGGAGCGACAAAGATGCACTGGATAGTGCAAAACTTACATTGGATAATGTCAGAAGTCTAACCAATAATGATGAACTCGAACTGTTAAAGCTAAAAGCAAAGTTATATATATAAAACAAACAATATTAAAAACAAAAAATTAAACAAAAATAAAAATAACGGAGGGTCTTAATAATGAATGAATATTTAAAAAAACTATTAGCAGCAAGAACCGCAGAAGTAGTAGCATTACAAGTAACTATGGAGGCTACTAAAGATATCACAGAGGCAAGAAGTATATTAGAAAATATCAAAGCTACAAACGGATTAATTGACGAAATGAAAACTGAAATAGCAAAAGAAGAGGCAAGAAGTACTGGATTTAATCCATTAGGTTCTATGAATCTTAATACTAACGTTCCAGCAAAAGTAGAAGACAACGAAAAGAGATACAATGAAGCATTCAAGAACTTCATCACTCGTGGAACAGTAATACCAGCAGAATTAAGAACAAACGAATATACAAATACTACTGATGCGTCAGCAGTTATCCCAATGACTGTTTCAAACGAAATTATAAGAAAGATTGAAGTAGTTGGAGAAATCTACAACAAAGTAAATCATACTCAGTTCCCAGGTGGATTATCTATCCCTATGTCTAGCATTACACCAGTAGCAACTTGGGGTCCAAAATCCGATAGCCAAAAACTTGGTGCCAATGGTAGCGTAATATTTGCTTATTATGGCCTTGAAGTCAAAATGTCTCAGAGTCTAATCAGTAATACAGTATCAATAGTAGCATTTAACAACCTATTTGTAACTGTTGCAACAGAAGCAATACTTAAAGCATTAGATAAATCCATTCTTGTTGGTACTGGTGTTGGTGAACCCCTTGGAATATCTAAAGACCCAAGAGTTACTAATATAGTTACATTAGCATCCACTGACTTTACATTCAAAAACTTATCTAAAAAAGTAAATGCTTCTATTCCAAAAGAAGCCAGAGCTATTGGTATTTATGTTTTTGGACAAGGTACTTGGGATGTAAATCTTAATGCAATTGAAGACACAACTGGACAACCAATGACTAAATTAACAATTACAGACTTAGGCGAAAAATACAGATTGTTTGGTAAAGAATTATTGACTACTATACATTTTGAAGATTTTGATACAGCTGCATCTGGTGCTGTTGTTGGTGTGTTTTTCCCACCATTACAATATGTTATCAACTCTAACCTTCAATTAACAGCTACTAAATGGATAGACAATGAAACAAGCGAAATCAAGAACAAATTACAGTTAATCGCTGATGGTAAATCATTAGATACTTCTGGTTTCGTAATATTCAAAAAGGCTTAATAATATAACAACAACGGGGGCTTATGCCCCCTCTTGTATATATACTGCCGTACTCGGTAGTGGATGTGCCGACATCATAATCCGATAGATTGGCCAGACGAATGAGCTGGTGTGTTGACTATGCAACAGAAAAAAACAAACATAGATTCACGTGAGACATACGGACTCGCAAAAGTTGGCGGACAACAAAAAAATCGGTTTTTTATTTTAAAACAAGGAGGTTAGAAGATGTTGACAATAGATAATATCTTAACCAAAGTAAAATCAGCCATGACTATTGATGCTACTAATACATATTCAGATGATACCCTAAAAGTTTATATATTAGATGCTATTGATTATATGGATAATGCTGGCGTAGCTGAATCATTAATCTATTCTGATAAGGCTATGGGAGTTATCTCCATGTGTGTAATTGATGCTTGGCAACTTGGTGGAAATTTTACCGTATCTCCACGGATACAGCAACGAGTAAAACAATTATCGATGAAAAGTGAAATTATACCATTAGAGACTCAACTTAAAGAGACACAAAAACAATTAGTAACAGCAAATGCAGAATTATTGATATTAACAAATCAGATAGCTCCATTAAATGCCCAATTAAATATATTAACAACTAGCAAATTAGCTTTAGATGCTCAATTAATAGCGAATAGTCTTGAAATTAATAACTTAAATAGTCAAAAAACATCATTAAATGCCCAATTAAATATATTAAATCAGCAAAAATCAGCCTTAGAAGCTCAAATATTAGCTAACAATAATGACATTAACAATCTACTTAATCAGATATCAGCAACTAACGTTTATATTAATGATTTAAACAATCAAATAATAACATTAAATAGTAACATATCAAGTTTAAATGATGCTCTTATAGCTTATAATTCGAATTTTGAAGCCATAAGAACATCAATAACAAATAAAGGAATAAATGCAATGTCAACTCAACCAGCTGGATTATCTGCATTAATAGATACTATAGAGGTACCAGTTACATCATCAGTATCACGTATAACAATTGAGATTAACAGAATTGGAAATGTTAATGGGGCATTTTACAACAACAATACTGTTACAAAAGTAGATTTATCTAAGTTTGATTTAACTCCTTATACTTATCTACTTGGCATGTTTTGGGGATGTGTGGAATTATTAAGTATTGTGGGTTTAGATAAAATGAATACACAGAACGTTACAAGTATGAAAGAGATGTTCTACTCTTGTACCAAATTAAAGTCAGTAGATGTATCACATTTTAACACTTCTAAAGTTACAAATATGAATGCTATGTTTGGTAGTTTATATGTAATGACATTCTTAGATGTATCAAGTTTTGATATGACTAAGGTTTTAGACATTGGTTATATGTTTGCGTTTTCTACATATAAAGTTGTTGGTTTTTCTCTCAATAGCGACATTCAAAGCACTGGTATAAATGCAAATACATTTGGTACTATTACTGGATTATTGTTTAAAACTGGTGGAACTTTAGGTGGATACTCAACAGCTCCAAGTTTAACATTCTACATAAAAAATTTAAATTATCAAGCAGCACTAGATATGTTTAACTCTATTAGTGCAAATATAAGTGGACGTACAAGAATAATAGTATTATCAACTGCAACTTATAACTCATTATCAAATATAGAAAAAGCAATATTAACAAATAAAGGTTACTCATTATCATACGAATAACAAGGAGGTTTAAATATGTTAGATAAAATAATAGCAGAACAAGGCATGGAATATTATTCAAATGGTTTTCATCAAGTAGAAATATGTTTGGGCTCTTGTGATTGTATAGAAAATTGGCAATACGTAACATCAGAACAAGCTAACATCTTAAAGGCAGCATATGATAAAGCTATGGAACCAGTAACACTACCAGTAGGTGAGCCAATTGTATAACCAGACAGAGCCATACATTACTCCATTAAAACTATACACATCAGTATCATCTAAAATACAAGGCACAGTGAAGAAAACATATAAAGAGTCAATTACTATAATGGCATCTTTTAAAAGCTATGGCGGTACCAATATCAAGGATAATGGGGTACTCATAGTTGAGGATACAGCAATAATTGAGACTTGGTATAATCCATTAATTACTGAGGATTGTAAGTTTAAATGTTTAACCAATAATGCAGAATATGAAATTATCGGAGCCATCGAAAATATATCAATGCGTAACAAGGTTATAAAAATTAAAGTTA